AGAAGGCAACTCCAATAAATCTAAATAAAAGGCTCTTTCAATATTATTACGAACTAAGCCTATTTTTTGTTCTGATAAGTCTAATCTGCCTCTGGTGTCTAAAGGTGTAATTCTATCCTGTGGCCCTAACCCAGAACGATAATAATTTAATCCACCTGGACTGGTACGAATTGGTGATAACATTCCGTCATCAGGAACCAATAACGGTGGATCTACCATTTTTTGTAATGAAATTAGTCCAACTCTTTCCATTTCATTAATCATGCGTACATCAGGTAAAGTTTCTACCCCCGGACCCCTCCCGTATACTTCTTGTGAGTTTTTATGCCACCTAGAACATATAAAAGGAAATTCATCAAAACCACTTTCCCTTAGTATTTCATTAGTAGTCATATCTATATAATAGGATAAATACGGCTTAGATTTCTGTGTTTTGCCGTAACTTCCACTTCTGCGTTTAACTACATGCATTATTTCAAATGCTTTAAACGGTTCTTCCTTTGCTGCACTTTTTATAGAATCACTAAGGTCTTTGCCAAATTGCTGCTCTAGAGATCGTGCTGTGTCATAATAAGTTCTATAAACTGAATCAATTTTATTGCTTTTGTCTTCTGCTAAATAACAATTGCCTAAAAAGAAACTTCTGAATTGTGGTCCTTCTTCATCAAAATATACAAACAAGACTCCTGTTCCAAAGGCAATTAAATCAATATAGTATTCATGTATTGCAGAATGAAAATTAGAAGTTGGTGAATTGAATACAGAGTTTGTGATTCTTGCAGCTTCTTCTAACCACAAACGTACATCCCTGTCTCCACTGATTTGGGGATCTTCTGCTTCTAATGAAAACCAAGGAACCGTATTAGAAGTTAGTGTGTTGTGTAACCCACTTGCTGCCCGTACTACTGCTCTGACTGCTGTTGATTCATAGATTCTACTTCTACGTTGTTCGCCTGATGCCCTAAACTGATTTGTGAAATCAGCTTTTCTAGGAATCATTAATTCAGCAATATCCTGCCACTGTGTTTCCCAATTCCCACGATCCCCTTTTAAGGCATCATATTCGGCTATACATTCTGCTGCTTTACTCATAATGCGTATGTCCTACGGTTTTTAGTGTCTCTGCCACCACCAAGTATTGTGTCTTCTCTACCGTATCTATTTAATAATAATCTACGAATCATTGCTAAACGATCCTCTTCTGTCATTGCATCATCTTTTGATGTAGAAGTTTCTGTTATTTCAAACGGGCTGGTGTCTTCGGTTACTTCATCAGATTCTGTAAAATCTGATGTGTCTACATCTATATTTGCAGGTTCATCTACATTAAACATATCCTCAATGCTGGTAATTGCCTCTAAGATGTTTTCTCCTGTAGATGTGATTCCTTCTATATTGGTTTCTACTGATTGAGTAAATCCTTGTTCATTTGCATTATAAGTATCAGATACTCCTCCAATATTAACCTCTGTTGCATTTGTAATTCTTGCTGCCTCTTCTTCTAATGTAGGATTACTTCCTAAATTATTTCTTTTTCCAAAATCTATTGCCTGTGCTTGGATGCTTGCTGCTGATTCTACAAGTTTCTCTTGACCAATTGTACCTGCAGCTACTGCTTCCCTTTGAATGTCTTTTCCTAAATTAACTGCAGCATTCTGAATTTTTGCTGCATCTTCTACTTTGTATTCTTCTCCAAATAACCCTTTGTTGATTGCTTGTCCTGCTGCTGCTCCTGCAGTTGCTCCTAATATTGGACTTCCTCCAATAAAAATCCCTGCAGTTGCTCCTGCGGCTGTTGCAGATATTGCAATTGCTCCTTTTGCAAAAGGTTCTAAATCCTGATCATAGTTTAGATTTATTTGGTCATAATTGATTTCACCAAAATTAATCTCTGATAATTCTGCTAACTCCTTGTTCAACCCTTTCATTGAGGCATCAAAATCAAAACTATTCTGTACACCTCTGTTGAAATCAGTAAACCCTGTGTCATCAGAAAATTGACTGAGATTTGTTTTTGTTGCTTTTTCAACTCTTTTTATTTGTTCTGAAAGCCAACTCATAACTTACCTTGCGGATGAGGCTCTTTTGGAACCTGATGTGATTAATGATCTGCGTGAACCAACTCTTGTACCACGTTTTCTTGGATCTAATTCTAATCTGACCGATTTTTCTAATCTTGCTTCATCTGCTTTAAATCCTAAATAGGCTTCTGAAGAAGTTTCTGCTTTTGTCCGTAGTTGCTCAAGTTGAGGCTCATACCCTTTGTATGTTGCCTGTAACCCCTCATAGGTACTCTTTGTGTCCTCATAAGTGCTTTGAGATGCTCCTACTCTGCTGCTGAAATAACTACCCTGATTATTCACAAAATTCTGATACTGAGACAATGAACTCGACACGGCTCCACTGTTCAGAAAATTTTGATAGGCTTGATAAGCCGGTTGGTAGTTTTTGTTGTAATATTCATTATAAATGTTACTTGCTTGATTTAATGTAGATGAATACTGGTTTACATAATCTAATGCTGGTTTTGCTTGCTGTTGCTGAATATTAGAAATGTATCTGTCTTTTGTACCTTTAAAGGTTTCTAAATCACTTCTCATCTGATCTGTCTTTGCTTTCTCTGTTGTGAACTTTTCTTCTAAACCCTTATATTTCTGTAAGACTCTTGCTGCATAATTTAATTGGCTGCTGTAACTTCTTTGATAAATATTGAATAAATCCTGCTCTCTTTTTAATTCCTGACCTAATCTGGCCTTTCCTTCTGCTGTTTCTTCTGCATCTACTGCTTCTTGAAACTTTGCTACTCTTTGCTGTTGAACTCCTGCTTTTCTACCTAAAATTGTTTGGAATGTACCAAAATCTTCTAAATCTGCATAAGATGTCTTTCCCCCGTGGGCTGCTATTGAATCCTCTGTAACTACCCGATACTCATTTGCAAAATTAATATTGCTTCCAAAAAACTTATAACTTCCACCTACTTTTTTACCACGTTCTATACTCAAAACTCTGCTGTGTCTGTAATTCCCCCTGTAATCTAATGAAGACACATGAGAAAACGGTGATAAATAATTAGCATAATCTGATGTCCTTTTATAATTGATTGCAGCAACTCCTGCTGTGTTTTGGATTCTCTTTTGTGTTTCTATTGAAGATTCTGCCCTGTTTACTTCTGCTGTGTACCTCCTGTCTCCTTCAGCCTTTCCTGCAGCAAATGCTGTGTTGTATGCACCTAATCTCCTGTCATATTCCTGCTTTACTGGTTGATACTGCTCCCGATATACCTTCTGTAATGCTGCTTGCTGTTGCTCAAATGTAGACTTTAACCCTGCACCTTTCTGCTTCTCTCCTAAATATACATTATATAACTGCTGCTTTTCTCTGGTAAATGAACTGCTTGCTGCATCATATGCCTTCTTGTACTGCTGATAGGATTCATCTACTTTTGGAAAATAATCCTTTGCTTTCTGAAATGCAGGGTTATATGTCTTTGATAAAAAAGTATTATAACTCTTTACAAAAGCAGTAGACTTCCCCTGCTCCCGTTGGATTCCTGACTTAGCTTCCCTCAGTTGCGTAAGTAAGCTGCTCATCACTCCCTTCCCAATAGTCAAAAGGATTATACGTTTTATCGGATATTGACCCAATACTGTATTCTGCTCTGGGTTGCCAATTGTTTACTGTAGCAAAACGCAATGACTGTATTGCATATCTTGTTGCACTCATCACATCATCATTCTGCCGAATTACTTTCCCGTCTTTTCTGTGATATATCCTAAATTCCCGAAACCACTCCTGTAAATGACTGAATACCTTTAAACGTCCTGTCTGTAACCTTGTCAACATTGACATCAATCCTGCTTCTACCGATAACCCCCCTTCAGGATTCTGAAAATGACTTCCTACAAAATTAACTCCTGCTTTCCTATATTGATCTGCTAAGCTTATTCCACTCCCTTTATCATGCTGGCTTCCGTCATGAGGCCAAATTACTGGTATCCAACTACCTCTTAATTTAATTGCTTCTGCATGTTGTAATATCCCTGTTCCACTTTGTGAGTACACATCATAAACATAGACGGTGTCTGTGTCCCGATCATGTGATAACCACACTACTGCTATTGGATGATCAAACCCAAAATCTATCCCACATACCCTAGGCCAATGTTCCGGTATATTGAACGCATCTATTGAAAATGTATCTTCTGCTATTGGAAA